CCCCCCCCACCCCAAAATTTTCAAGTAAATTCAATGACTTACAGGACATTCCTGATTTAAACCCTGTTTCTAATTCCAATTTTCAATCCAATTTTTCTTCTATTTCTCGCCATTCTCAATTCGGTCGTAGTATGATTGAAATGTTGGGGGGGCTTGCTATTATAGTGGGGCCTATACGTATGATGACGGTCCATGTCACCGTTAAAAAAGTGGGGTAGGAGTTTTTTTATCAAACAAATATTTGATGCAATCATTTATATAAATCAGGCTTGTATATCACAAGCCTGATACTTTTACGCATCCAACTGTTGTTGCAACGTATGCAATTTATTCATCCAATCCAAAAATTGTGGCATATCAGACAATGGGCAGAGTTGCAATTCTTCTGCAATACTTTTATCTGGCATAGGAAAAGGGGGACAATGAGCTTCATACGTCAGCGCGCAACCACTGAATAAGTTTATCCCAACACAAATCAGGACGAGTTGCAATTTTAACTTGCTTTTGTAGTTTTTGATTTTCTTTTTGTAAACTTGCATTGTCAGATAAAACCTTTCCTAATATAAAAGCATTCAAATTTTGCCATAACATCTGAATACCATTTGATAATTTATCTAAAATTGTCATTATACATTCTTTGCCTTTCCAACATTTAAAGCCAAGACATCCATCGCTTGTCGTATTTTCGACACTATGGTGTCATCTTTTGTCGAAGGAGTCAAAGCACAAATAGCGCTGGCAGCTGTCACAACGGCACTGATTGCAACCAAAATTTCACTTATATGATTGATAATAAAATTCATTTTCATCTCCTTTTTTATTAAAATAATTTGTTAAAAATTAATTCGGACAAACTTAAACAAATAGCACTGACTGTTGCAACAGCAATCACAGACAAAATCGCTTTTATTGGAGCTATTTCCGAACGTAAAACAAAACGTTTTTCCATTTTTTCCATAATATCTCCTGTAAAGTTATCAAAATCTTGGTGCCAACGCATTAATTGTTTATTTGTCCTATCCATCCCTTTGCTGACATTATCCAGTTGCTGTTGCAAACTGTCAAATTGCGCCATTAACTTTCCAATTTCTAATTCAAATTGCGTCATTAATAGACCTCCTTATAAAACAGATGATTTTTGTATTCAAAAATCGGTGTTAATTTTCGAGCCCATGCAGGATTAACATTCTTTGAATGATAATGTGTTGCACCTTTTGTTATATCAGGCAAGTTTCCACTTAATGCTCGAACTGCGACACGTTGACACATCCGAAAAACAGCATCTTGCGCATTAACTCGAATTAATTTATAAAAATTAGCATCGGATGGTGTCCAACAAGAAAATTGAAAAGGTTTTAGGCAAACTTCCTCCACCGTTTTGCCCCACCAAAAAGCGTGCTGCTTTGAAAGAGCTACACGATTCAATATCACACAAGCGACAGCTTCTATTCCAATAAGCCCTTCGCCTCTGGCTTCACCGTACAGTGTACGCGCCAACACATCAGCCGTATTAAAAAAATTTCTGTTCATAAAAAATCTCCATTTTAAAGTTTTACATCATCTAAATTAAAATTATTAATCATCTGTCCATAGCGCCAATCGGGTTCTGGCTGAATGGGAATAAAATGCTTTGCAATATGAACTGGTTCACTCGACAAACAACCAGACAGAGCATCTAAACCATCATCATGCATATTCTGTGCTTGAGGATTCCACGATGTTATTTCTTCCATAAATGGCGTTTGTTTAACTCTTTCATGCAACCACAAAGAAGAACTGGCAAGACGCGCATCCAAGCTTTCGCTAATTCGAAGCGATTTTGGAATGCTTGAATGAACAGGTAAAACAGCACATACTATATGCATTTGTTGCAATGTTTGCTTTAACAGCTCTGGTAAAAACTTTCCAATACCATTTGTTTCTATTCGTATTTGTGGCAAATGATAAAGCTTTATCATTTGAGCTACTTTCTGACACTGTATTTGTGCTGATTTTTCTGCATTTTCAACAGTCAAATAAACCAAATCATGAACAAAAGCATTTCCTTGATTATCAAAAAAAACACACGCCAAAACACTTCTGTCTGCATCCGACTTACCAAAAGATGGATCCCACCAAGCACTAGCGCTGATCATTTGTCTTTGCCCAATATAAACTGCACTGCTTTGATTAATTTGACGATAATCCAAAGCATCCTGATAAAAAATCAAATTGTCTGTATTTAAATGTCCTTGCCTTAAATTAACTGGCTGAAGAAGCATTTGACTGGTAAATTTCAACGGTCCTGCTCGTTTGCGAATAGCCTCTATTTTTAACAACGAAAATCGTTCAGGCCAATTACTATTCCCTTGTTCATCTAAAATGGGTAATTTTAATTGATTAAAGTTCTTTAAAAAACCGTTCGGACTGACGTCGTAAATCGTTTTTTGCGTGTGAGGCGTTCCAACATATAACATAAAACCATTCGGAACTAAAACAAAATCTAATTCAGATAATTTTTCTTTTAAATCATTTCTTTTGGTTTGAGTATCACAGTTTTTAGGAACCTCTACATCGTCGCAAACAATCACATCAGCTCGACAGCCTGTGATATTTGCATCTATACCTCGTGCCAAAACGGACGGATCTCTTAATTCTTGAGAACGAATAACTGTAAATCTGTCAGAAGCCCATTGGTCTTTTTGTTTGGGTTTTAAATGTACTGTCAAAGGATGTTTTTCAATAATTCGCTTAACATTTCGAACCATTTTTTTTGCCAATTCATAATCAGCTGACATAATCAAAATGCGAACATTGCTGTTTTCATAAAGCAACCATGCACAAAACAATCCAACCAAAGTTGATTTCCCGGAATTTCGAAACGCCATCAATAAAGCATGAGCTTTTTTTTGCAAATAATTACTTGATAAAAAATGACAAATACGTCGATGATGTTTTGGTAATTGAAGACCTTGTAATTCATTCCAAATCCAAACAAATTGTGTAAAAGAAGCTTTTAAATTATTCATCCTCTTCTTCCTCCAATTGGCTAATAGCTAACTTTGATTTTTCCAACCAATCATCAACCAAATTATTTGCATTATTTGAATCAGATAGCTGTATCATTTTCATCAACAACACCATATGTGACAACGCATTTTTACAAGCCGTATGATATGCTGCGAATGATTTAATATCTTCTGGAACTTTAACGGATGTAAACAGATGATAAGCTTGCAAAGTTTCTTGTAATTTTTTAGGCAAAATTTTTAAAAATTTTGCCTTTGCTTTTTCAAATTCATTCTGTTTCATTTTTATCTCGATAAAATTAAGATTTTAATCCTAGATTCAACAATGTTTGTTTACGTCTTGTTCTGTTTGCATTTCTGATTTTTTGATTCAGCTGATTCGTTGCCAAACTATTTTTAATTTCAACGTCTTGAGCCAATCCATCCAAAACACTGGATAAGTTAGCTCCTGCACCTTGAGAAGCCATATTCGCACGATATGAACCCAGCTTTTTTTTGTATTCTTTAATGTTTTCTTGTTGCTTCAATAAAGTAGCTTGTTTTTCTAAATTTAATTGTGTTTTATTTTCTCCTGTAATTAAGTCATAAAATAAAGAATCTTTAGTCGCCATTTTAATCACTCACTTTCATTAATGTTGCCACAGAAACAATCTTGCAGGACAAAGGTTGCGTACTTTGTATTTTCCATAAAGGCGAAACACCGTCTCGAACCCATCCTAACGCCCTGATACAAACATCTTTTGTTTTACCTTTTGCATCCCCATCCAATATGTAATCATCATTTACATTTTGAATGATAAATTCATTATAACCATTCCCCACATCTAAAAATAAAGAAGCTGTATCGATTACTTTAAAATTAACTTCCACCAAACGAACGGCTTTTAATGGCAGATTGCCCACACCGATTTGTTTAATCGGTGGCAAAGGCACAACTGTATGTGTATAAGCAAGACCAACTTGAATTTGTTTTGCTTTTTGTGATAATGTGATGCTGTTCGAAGATATTACCACGCTTTCTTCCAATCTTCCATCAGCAACAACATTTACTTTTTTACCATCCAAAACCGACAAACCAGACCACGTTTCATGAGCTTCTTCTGATTGCCCTAAAAAAGCACAATCCGTAAAGACCTCATTATCAAAAACCTCCAAATAAGTTTTTCCATCTCGATTGATTAAAAAGTAAACCTCCTCTTCTAACACACAAACAGACAAAAATTTACCTTGTGTTTCATGCGAACTCCAAGCTAACACTTCTTCTGAACGATAGTTTGTAAGCGAAGCCATTGAACCGTCTTCCATAATAACATAAACCAATCTGCGTTTTGCATCATAGTCAATATCGATGGGTCTATTTATCAAATGGTATGACAATAACGAAACATTTTTCGCTTGATAAGCTTGTTCTAAATCAGCGAATAAAAATTCTCGGATTTCTTGTCCATTTTCGGATACAAACAACGTTGCACCACTGACATCCACAGGAGGAACAAATCGATAAAGAGGCGAACCTATTTTAGTTTGACGCTTCAACTGAATGTTTTGAGGAGTCAATGGTTCTCCAGAAACCATCCATTCTGAACCAGATGTAAAAACTTGTAAATGTCTGCCTGGCATTAATCCACAAATCGCATTCACCTGATCGGACAACAAACTAAATCCGATAGCTTCATCATCCAAGCCTGTTCCTGTGTCAAAATTCATAATCGCAAAACTTTTTGAAAACCAAAGTTTATTTGGTAAATCTCTGGAACCACCAATGACTAATCGACCTTGATAGAAAGTCACGCAAACAGGATAACCATGGTCTTTTGAAAAAGCTTCTTCAGACCAATTTGTTGTTGGATTAGAATTTTCAGCCAAAACAATTTTACTTGCCTTCGCATTTTTTGCATCCGTTATTTCTGTAATCTTATATTCGCCTTTTCCAACTTTGATGTGTCGATTGATATAATTTTCATTAAACACATCTTCACTTGCAGTTAAGACAACGTTATTTCCATCGCCAACAGCTTTCATTGTCGATTGCGCAGAAGCATATTTTTCAAAAGGACAATACTTTTGCCCATCATCCCCCATATCAAAAACCCAATTTGATAAAACAAAGCTTTCATCATTTTGACGTGTCATCATCATTGGCTCATAATCTGGATGCGTCAATAATAAAGTATCTGCACTTTGCGTCCAACGCAAATGTGGTATGTCATCTGTTTGCCAAGGAGTTGAAAGTGTTTGTATCAAATTTTCATTTTTATAAACTTTAATAAATGCATTACCCAACACACATAAATATGTTTGGGCAGTATTAAAAGCAAAAGCAATCAAACGATATGCATTGTCAATTGTATCTATATAACGTAAACCAGCTCTGCGTTCAATTCCTCCTATTGGACTGATAAAAACATTTTTTAATTCAAGTGCGCCATTATCGTAAGCTGACAAATCCGTTCGACCTAATAAATCAAGCGAAACAGCCCCTGCTGTAAAATTTGTTTTATAATTGATTAAATTACTCATTATCTGACCTCGATTAAAGGAAAATGATTTATTGTTTGTGGTAAATTTTGCTGTGCATCGATTAGCTTTGCTTGATTAAATGCTTCTTTTGCCATTTGTTCTAAATGTTTTGCTTTTGAACTGTTTTCAGTCAAAGGCAAACAAAATTCGGCAGCCAATTTTAAAATCAATACATAATCAAAAAAAGGTGGATAATTTTCTTCTTTTGGATTAAAGATATATGTCAACACCACGTTTTTAGAATCGCAATGCAAGGTCCGTTCATAAATTCGATAGTTCAAGCCTTTGCCATTTGAATTAACCCCTGCAGATAAAGCACGCAAAAAATCATTTGGCAACCGATACGCATAAGCATAATCAGCGCAAGGAGCATCGCGCAACAACGATAATTCTTCTTGAGCTGTTGCAAAATGCCACGGATACGATGATAATAATGCATCTCTGGTTGCTTCGTAAAGTTGTAATGCAACTTGCGCTTCTGCTGTATTTTCTGTAAAAGAAATTATCGGATGCGCTCCCAACTTAATCAAAGCTTTAGAGCATAAAGAAATTGCAGATTGTGCCATTTTTCTCTCCATAAAAAAAGAGGGGAAAATAAATTCCCCTCCACATCAAAAAACATTAATCAGAGCAAACTATTTTTACAACAGCTTTTTCATCAATCAAACAAGCCCCTTGACTCATCATTGAATTGACAAAGTGAGCTGCATGGTCTCCATGCCAAGAAATATCTGTTTTAATATCCATTCCCACAGCATGACCTATTGCATTTTTATGATAAATGAAACACGTATGAGAACCAGTATCGCTTGGTAAACCAGTATGCATAATCCAATTAATACCTAACCATTTACGGCTTTCAATTCCTGCGATAAATGGTGTTTTATCTCCAACATAATTAGATGAAGAAAATTCTTCAATGTTAAGCAACTGATTCCATTGAGCAGGAGAAACCAAAGCATAACGTTCTCCATCATCTGGAACATCAGCATTATTTAATTTTGTAAATGCGTCTAAAATGGTTTCTTTATTCAACTCAACAGCAGAATCTGAAACTGTATTTGTTGACGAATTTAAAGCATTGATAATTAACTCATCTG